GAGCACATTAAAAGTCGGAACAATTCAAGACCACGCAAATTCAAATACTGCAATCAGTATTGATAGTGCTGGTCGTGTAACTCAACCAGCAAAACCAGCTTTTAGAGCTAGAATAGCAACTAGTAGTGGTGGTGCTGGTACTACTGGAACTTTAGTATTTGAAACAGAAGACTTTGATATCGGTGGAAATTACAACCACACAAACGGAATATTTACTGCTCCGATTGCTGGTATTTACCATTTTATGTTTCGTTCTTTAACTGCAACTAATACTAGTGGTGGTGCAAGTGCTTCTAATGATACTACATTTGTTGATTTTTATAAGAATGGTGCTATTGCTGATGGTACTAGAGGATTTGAAAGTAATAGAGGTGGTTCTGGACACAGTACTTTAATGATGAATACCATGATGCAACTATCTGCTTCTGATGCAATTAAAGTTGTTTTTGGTAGTGAACACGCTTATCATGATACAGGCGCTCATTATGACCCAACCTTTGAAGGCTATTTAATCGGATAACTCTAACACACTTTCCTTATAAATACTAAAAAGGAGACTGTGTGAATGTCAAGTATTTCAAATATATTTATAGACCAAGGTGCAACTTTTACTACCACAGTAACAGTATCAGATGCAAATGGTGATGCAGTAAGTTTAGTTGGATATTCAGTAGCTGCACAAATTAGAAAAAGTCATTTGTCATCTACTTCTACTGCTTTTACAGCAAGTATTTCAAACGCATCTGCTGGTGAGATTACTATTTCACTCACTGACTCCCAAACAACTTCTTTGGAATCTGGAAGGTATGTTTATGATGTTCTCATAACTGCTTCTGGTGGTGCAAAGACGAGAGTTGTTGAGGGTCAAGTCACAGTCAATCCAAGTGTAACGAGGTAAAAAATGGCAATAAGTGGAAGCGTATCAAGTGTTTCTCAAATCAAAGGTTCAATATCATCTGGTAATGAATTAGTTGTTACGAGAATTACTGTGCCTGGCCCACAAGGGCCGCAAGGTACTGCTGGTTCTTCTCAAAACAATGTCGCACAAGCACAAGATGTAGATGTATCTGGTCTTCAAGATGGTGCATTACTACAGTATCGTGCAAGTGACCAAAAATTCGTTGCAAGAAATCAATTAGACACATCAAGTGGAAGTTTAGTCTTCAACGGTGGTAATTTTTAAGGAATAGGTAAATGGCAACAACAATTCAAATTAAAAGGTCTACTGGAACTACAGCGCCTGGTTCTCTTGCTGCTGGTGAACTTGGAGTAACCTTTGGTACTGGCACTCAAGCAAACTTAGGTGATAGATTATTCATTGGTGATGGTTCAAATGTAGATGTAATCGGAGGTAAATTCTTCTCTGATATGTTAGACCATGTTCAAGGTACTTTGACTGCTTCAAGTGCTTTGTCTGTGGATAGTAACTCAGCATTAGATGATTTAAATATAGGTAATCATGCAACTACTGGTGGTTCTATTCAATTTAAAGAGGGTACAAATAATGGTACTCATCATGTACAACTTAAATCACCAAACGCACTAGGTGCTAACCTTGCATTAACACTGCCTGCCTCTGATGGTAACTCTGGAGAAGTTCTTAAAACAAATGGTTCTGGAGCATTATCCTTCGGTACACTTGCACTTTCAGATGCAACTGGAAATCTTGCACTTGCAAAATTAGAAATAGACGGTGGAACAGATATCGGTGCAGACTTAGTAGATGCAGACTTAATGATTGTTGATGATGGTGCTGGTGGTACAAATAGAAAATCTACATTAACAAGAGTTAAAAAATATATTTACTCTGCAATCAGTAGTGGTGCAACCTTATCAAACTCTGGTGCATTAACTATCGCTGCTACTTCTATTACAAATGGAATGTTAGCAGGGTCAATTGCAAACGCAAAACTTACAAACAGTGCAGTGACAGTTGGTTCAACTTCTATCGCTTTGGGTGCTTCTGCAACTGCAATCGCTGGTGTTACAGAATTAACAGTTGACAATTTAAATGTAAATGGTAATACTATTGCAACAACAAACACAAATGGCAACTTAGTATTAGACCCAAATGGTTCTGGAACAATTGATGTATCCAGTGCAAGGATTACAAGTCTTGCAACACCTACTGGTTCTACAGATGCAGCTACAAAAGCATATGTTGATGCACAACTTCAAGGTTTAGATGTTAAAACTTCAGTAAGAGTTGCTACAACTGCAAACGGAACTTTATCAAGTGCATTTGCAAATAACTCCACAGTTGATGGTATCACTCTTGCAACTAACGATAGAATACTTTTGAAAAACCAAAGTACTGGTTCAGAGAATGGTATCTATACAGTTAACGCAAGTGGTGCTCCGACTCGTGCAACAGATTTTGATGCAGACTCAGAAGTAACTGGTGGTGCATTTTTCTTTGCAGAAGAAGGTTCAGTAAACGCAGACAATGGTTTTGTTCTTACAAATGATGGTGCAATTACAGTTGGAACAACTGCATTAACATTTACACAATTCTCTGGTGCTGGTCAAGTTATTGCTGGTTCTGCATTAACAAAATCTGGTAATACATTAAATGTTGGTGTAGATGATTCCTCAATAGAAGTAAGTTCAGATGCACTAAGAGTAAAAGCATCTGGTATTACAAATACAATGTTAGCAGGGTCTATTGACTTAACTGCAAAAGTTACTGGTTCTTTACCAGTTGCTAATGGTGGTACTGGATTAACATCCATTGCAAAAGGTTCTATCTTAGTTGCAAACACCGCTAATACTATTACAGCATTAGATGGTGGTGGTTCTAATGATGGTATCTTAACATATACAGCATCAAGTGATACACTCGCATTTGCAACTGCTGTTGACGGTGGAACTTTTTAATTGGTAGTCTAGGGAGAACGCCTAATGGCTACATCAATAAAATTAAAACATAGTAATACACAAGCAACAATTCCATCCACTTCGGACTTAATTGCTGGTGAGGTTGCACTCAATACCGTTGATAAGAAATTTTATGTTCGTGACGGTTCTAGTGCAGTTATTACTCTATCTAATCATTATGCAACGGACTTTGATGTTAATGTTGTTACGTTTAAAGTAACAGTTGCATCATCAACTTCTGCACACGCATATCATGGAACTGGTTCTAGTAACAAGTATAAGATTAATGGTGTATTCTCTCCTTATCTTAAATTAATTCCAAGAATTACATATCGTTTTGACCAAAGTGATTCAAGTAATTCTGGTCACCCTCTTCTTTTCTATTATGATTCTGCAAAGTCTGTTGCATATACAACTGGTGTTACAGTCGTAAATGGTTCAAGTGGGCCAGGCAGTTCTGGTGCATATACCCAGATTGTTGTTTCAGATACAACTCCACAAGTTTTACATTATCAATGTTCTTCACACGGAAACATGGGTTGGGCATTGACAACCAGCACAAGAAACTTAACTGGTTTTGATACAGATGATTTATCAGAAGGTTCATCTAATCTTTATCATACAACTGCAAGAGTTAACTCTGCGATTGATAGTAGAGTAAATGCAACATTTGTTAATAATCTTACGATAGTCGCTGATACTGCAACTGCACTCGCAAGTGCAAGAAATATTGGTGGAGTATCATTTAATGGTACTGCTGATATAAACTTGCCTGGGGTTAATGCTGGTGGAAACCAAGATACTTCTGGTAATGCAGCTACTGCTACGACACTTGCAACTGCAAGAAATATTCACGGTGTTTCATTTAATGGTTCTGCTGATATCGACTTATCTGAAGTGATTCAAGATACAGTCGGTGCAATGTTTAGTAGTAATACCGAAACAAATATAACTGCAACATATCAAGATTTAGATGGAACAATAGACCTTGTTGTCTCTGCAACTGGTATTGCAAGTGTGGCCGCAGATTCGACTCCACAACTTGGAGGAAACCTTGATGTAAATGGAAACTCAATTGTATCTGCATCAAATGGTAATATTGCAATTACACCAAATGGTTCTGGTGATGTAATTATTGATGGACTAAAACATCCACAAGCAGATGGTAATGCTGGACAAGTTTTGAAAACAGATGGCTCTGGTCAACTTGCGTTTGCATCTGTAAGTTCACTTGCTGGTGCTGGTATTCAAAATGTATCAGACGATTCTTCTCCTCAACTTGGAGGCAATCTAGATTTAGTTACTCATAGTATAGTTACAACATCTAATAGAGATATTAACCTCACACCAAATGGTAACGGTAAAGTTGTTGTGGGAACAAATGGTATTGAGTTTGGAGATGGAAGTATTCAAACATCTGCTGGTGCAACTACTGGTTTTTCGATTGCTATGGCTACTGCACTTGGATAACCTAAATATAACAAAGGAAAATTAATATGGCAACTCCAAATACTAGAGCATCTCTAAAAGAACATTGTCTTCGGAGTCTTGGTAAGCCTGTAATTGACATTAATGTTGATGATGACCAAGTGGATGATAGAATAGATGATGCACTACAATACTTCGCACAGTACCATTATGACGGTATTGAAAGGGTATATTTAAAACACCAAATTACACAGGCAGACATAGATAGAGCTACAACGAATACCTCTGAAACTGCAACTGATAAAGTTGATAGTAGTATTACTGCAACTTGGTTAGATGGAAAAGGTTTTATTCCAGTACCACCAAGTGTATTATCAGTTGTTAAAATATTTGATTTTTCTGATAAAAATACAGTAAATATGTTTGATGTTCGTTACCAGTTACGTCTAAATGACTTGTATGATTTTAGTAGTGAATCTATTATTCATTATGAAATGACTATGCAACACTTAGATTTACTAGACCACATTCTCGTTGGAGAAAAACCAATACGTTTTAATCAACACCAAAGTAGATTATACATAGATATGGATTGGTCACAAGATGTTAGAGTTGGGGATTTCATTATTATTGAATGTTATCGTAACTTAGACCCAACAACATATACAGATGTTTTTAATGACATTTATTTAAAAAGATATACAACTGCACTAATAAAAAGACAATGGGGTGCAAACCTTTCTAAGTTTGAGGGTGTTCAAATGTTAGGTGGTGTTACACTAAATGGTGCAAAGTTATTTGAAGAGGCTCAGGCAGACATAGAAAAGTTAGAGGAACAAATTCAACTTGCATATGAACTACCACCAAACTACATGATAGGATAATTTGATGCCGACAAATGTATATTTCGATACTGGAACTAAACCAGAACAACATCTCTATGAAGATTTAATGATAGAACAATTAAAGATTTATGGACAAGATGTTTTCTATATTCCAAGAACTTTAGTCAAAGAAGATAGTCTCTTTGGGGAAGATACTTTGTCTAAATTTGATGATGCATATCAAATCGAAATGTACTTTGAAAATGTAGAAGGATATGAGGGTGAAAAAGAAATCATGTCCAAGTTCGGTCTACAGATGAATGAGGATGTTACCTTTGTAGTTGCAAGAAGAAGGTTTGAACAATTAGTATCACATGATTCTAATCTAATTGTTAAGACAAGACCAAATGAAGGTGACTTAGTTTACTTTCCAAAAGTAAAGAAAATATTTGAGATATCTTTCGTAGACCATGATGACCCATTCTATCAAGTTCATAATGTTCCTGCTTTTAAATTAAAGTGTAAGACTTTTGAATACTCTAGTGAAGATATGGATACTGGTATTGCAGAAATTGATGCAATTGAAACAGATAATTCACTTGACCAATTGGTTTACCAGATTACTATGGAACAATCTGGAACTTACAATGAAGGTATTGAATTAGAATCTGGAGATGGAAACTTAGAACAAGAGACACAAACTGGTGGAACTGATAATATTATTGGTGAGGATGAAACTGGTGGTGAGAATGTAGTCCTAGAAACTGGAGACTATATAATACAAGAAGCATATGTAACTGAAACGATAGATGAAAATGCAATGAATGATTTCTTCGATAAACAAGATGATACTGTTATTGACTTTACTGAATCTAATCCATTTGGTGACATAGGAAAAATAGGATAATATAATATGTTAGGACAACAATTTTACCATGAAACTATGCGAAAGGTCGTGGTTGCCTTTGGAACTATTTTTAATAATATCAACATTATTAGAGTAAATAATTCTGGTGCAGTAACGCAAAGTATGAAAGTACCTCTTGCATACGGCCCAAAACAAAAGTTTTTAACAAGACTTAGAGAAGACCCAACCCTTAGTAAAAAGGTTGCGTTGACTTTACCAAGAATGGGATTTGAAATCTCTGGTATTTCTTATGACCCAACTCGTAAATTAAACTCTATTCAAAAAGTTAAAAAAACAAATACATCTACAGACGGTAAAACATTATCTTCACAGTATATGCCTGTTCCATATAACATGGATTTTGACCTTGTTATCATGGCAAAAAGTTCAGATGATGCGTTACAAATTGTAGAACAAATACTACCTTTCTTTCAACCAGATTATACTATCACACTCAATGATAACTCTGCAATGGGAAGTTCAAGAGATGTTCCTATTATTCTTAGTGGAGTACAATATGAAGATAGTTATGATGGTGACTTTAATGATAGAAGGGTTCTGACATACACAATGTCATTTACTGCAAAATTTTATCTGTACGGCCCAGTTACAGACCAGAAAGTTATTAAACAAGTCCAAGTTGACCAATATACAGATATGCCTGTCAATGCACCTAAGAGAGAACAAAGGTATTCAGTTACACCTTCTCCACAAAGTGCAGAAGCGGATGATAACTTTGGATTTAATGAGACTACATCTTTCTTTGAAGATGCAAAAAATTATGATGAAAAAACTGGTACTGATACAGATGATGCATAAATAATAGAAAAGGATTAAGACATGGCAATTAGAAAAATCATATCTCGTTCTCTGACAGATGGTACAGTTGTAGCAGCTGACCTTGCAGATGATGCTGTAACTGCTGGTAAAATCGCAGACAGTGTTACTCTTGGTGTTGGATTTTTCCAAGGAGAGAATGGTTCAA